GAAGATGAGGGAGACACTCTTGCAGGCTTCGGCCTTGTTGAGGACAGGGATCCGCCGCAGCCTCGGATACGCAAGAGTGACCCAAAGACCCGTGTCAAGCGACCAGAACATGAGTGGACTCCAATGGACGTCGCTGCTGAATTCTCATATCAAGTTGGTAAACGCTACCCGCTCCTCCCAGGAACCGTTAACGTCCGCCAGTTGTCAGGAGCCCTCAGTAAGTTCCGCAAGCAGTACAACACAACAGCCTTAATCGAGTTGGAGTTGCTCCGCTTGTTCTTAGCGGATGAGCGTAACTTCGATCAAATCGGTGATGAAGCGCCGTTCCTGTACAAGAAGTACCTCGCATCATTTGGCAAGAAGATGAACCAAGCACGAGAGAACCTTGGTTTGACAAAGGTCAACGCACCAGTAGAGACTTCCGTCAAGATAAGCACACTCACCGCCAGCGATGGCCGTGTGTTCCAGAATTCGCTCTCTGGTCGTGCACAATTAGAGCGCTATGAAAAACGATTAGGAGCAAGTAAATGATTCCAGTAGAGATGACAGGTTCAACTTGTCAATGCGGTTCACAGATTACAGAAGAAACAATCCGTAACATTGTTAGAGAAGAGTTGGAAAACCAAAAGTGATTCTAGATACAGGGACACTGATTGGAATTGTTATTGCACTTGCTGGTTCAATAACTGTGATGGGATTGTTCTGGAGAGAGAACATCTTTTTACAAAAACAAATACGAGCACTACTAGAGGAGAAGAACAATGGCTAAAAAAGTTAACGCACTGTTTGAAGCGGAACTTGTTAAGAATCAAGAAAAAGGCGGAGCATGGCTTGGAGAGTTCTCTGTTGTCCGTGATGATCAGGAACAACCTTCTGTAACAGGTCGTCAGGCGTTCTCTAACGCACTAGCAGGTAAGCGTTGGATTAAGGCTATGGTTCTTGCTAACACAACCAAGAAGAGCATCAAGATGGTTGCTACAGAGGCACGTGACATTAAGGACAAGCCAGTCCACCTTAGCGGTGAAGTGGCTTTCAAGATTATTCTTTAGTAAATATTCTGGGGGGAACATGTACGACATAAATGAGTTATCGTCACTTAAACGACATTGGTTAACTCGCACTTCAAATATCCCACGTCGGTTCTTTGGTCTTGAACCACAGGACATCATTGATCGTGCTGGATACTTTCCAGAAGAAGTTGCGACGTGGATTGATGATGCGGTGCATGGTCACGTCATCAAGCAGATAGGCAACATAGGTGTTAACGGTGTTGGTTTACTATTTGATGGCGGCCCAGGAATTGGCAAGACAACCCACGCCGTAGTTGCTGCTATGGAATTTTTGCGCCAACTACCAGATGATGATGCAGAGGCTTCTAAAGTTCTCAGTGTCAACCAGAAAGACTATGGCCTAACCTTTAAGCCGATCTATTACATGACCTACCCAGAGTTCTTATCTCGTAAGAAAGCAACCTTTGATGCAATGCCAGAGGACAAGCGAGAGGCTATGTATGAACTGGATGGCTATCACGGTCGCTCTAAGTTTGACTGGTTAAACGTGCGAGTCCTGGTTATTGATGACCTAGGTAAAGAGTACGGATCTGAATATAACGACTCCTCATTTGATGAGATCTTACGTTTAAGATACGACAAGGCTTTGCCCACAATCATTACTACAAATGTTAGACTTGAGAACTGGGAAGCCGTGTACAAAGAAGCGATGGCATCTTTTGCCAACGAAGCCTTTGTGCGTGTGCCTATAGTCGGAGACGATTTGCGAGCCGCACAATGAAAGGCATGAGTATGAACACCGAGTGGCGTACCGTTCAGTTGTTTATCTCTGCTCAGGCTGCTGGAGTGTTTGAGGTTGAAGTCGATACTGACACAAAACAAACTCGTTGCAACTGTCCAGTCTGGAAGAAGATGCTCTCATGCAAGCACTCCTCGTTTGTAGACACTCGTATGCGTATGAACAAGGGTCACTACTCAATCCTTGTTCCTAATGAAGTTTCAGAAGATGTGGCGATTGAAGCAAGTGATGACCCAAAGAAGTTTAGAGACTTCGTAGTCAGATATGCTAAGGTCGAAGTAATATGAAAAACGGAGACATTTCAAACGTCTCCTCGCCCCAAGTCATCTGCGTTACAGACGTGGTAGTCTCGTTAGTGCAAGAAGAGACAAAGAGTTTCTTATCTAAGAAGATAACTTCAAAGGTTGGAAGCGTTGAAGGTTTAAATGCTAACAAGTTGTGGATCATGTCTAACAACTACGGGATCTCACTAGAGATGGCTGGCTTTGCAGATCAAGGTTGGACAGAAGAGTTACTAGAAAAAGCATTTGAAAAATTGGAACGTCGTGTGGTTAACCCATTTAACTATTGGCAACTGTACGAGGATCCAGAAGAGTTAGTTATTGGATTGCCGTATCGCCCCAACTTAAAGGCTGTCATAGACATCCCTGACCGAGTTGCACGGTATGGCTCGGCTGGTGTAGAAATAGGCAACATCTAGTCCTTGAGGGAGGGCACATGGCAGCAGACAACGAACATCGTCTCGTCAGTAAAGTCATTCGTGACCGAGAGATTACCCCTGCATTGCAACGTGGTATCACTGACGTCTGGTTCCTCGACGACGAAAACAAAAGGGTATGGGCGTTTGTACGCAAGCACTATGCAGAGTACAGCGAAGTTCCAACAGCAGTAACTGTTAAGGATCACTACCCCAACTACAAAGTATTAGATGTACAAGACAATATTGAGTACCTGCTTGACACGATGGTTGAGTTTCGCCGTCGCATGCTTACACGTCAAGGTCTTGAAAACGCAGTAGAGCAGTTGCAGGAGAACGACCACGAGTCCGCTCTCCTTGCGATGGAAGCGACCATCACTAAGGTAAACGAACAAGGTGTACTGGGTACACACGAGATCGACCTTACAAAGAACACAGAAGAACGTTACAAGGCATACCAATCGCTACAGAACTCAGAGTTCCTAGGTATACCTACTGGCTTTGCAAAGATCGACGAAGCAACCGCAGGTTTACAGGGCGGTCAACTTGTCACGATCATTGCTCCACCTAAAACAGGTAAGTCACAGATCGCTTTGAAGATGGCTATCAACATCCACCGTCAAGGCAAGATCCCAATGTTCCAGTCTTTTGAAATGAACAACCATGAACAGCAACAACGTCACGATGCCATGCGAGCAAACATCTCTCACGGAAGATTACGACGAGGAAAGTTATTGCCAGCAGAAGAAGCACGATACATTGATATCTTAAATGAGATGGAAAAAGAACAGTCTTTCCACCTTGTAGATGCAGTAAACGGAATTACTGTCTCCGCATTAGCGGCCAAGATTGAACAAGCAAAGCCAGACATTGTTTTTGTAGACGGCGTGTACTTGATGCTTGATGAGATAACAGGTGAGATGAACACGCCTCAAGCAATCACTAACGTCACTCGTGCACTAAAGCGTTTAGCACAGAAGATTGATAAACCAATCATCATTACTACACAGACTTTGCTATGGAAGATGCGTGCGGGAAAAGTAACTGCTGACTCAATTGGTTACTCATCCTCATTCTTCCAAGACTCAGATGTGATCTTGGGTCTAGAACCTATTGAAGAAGATGAAGAACTTAGAAACCTCAAGGTTGTGGCAAGCCGTAACTGCGGACCTACAGAGACTGCTCTTACATGGCGTTGGGAGACTGGTTGTTTCCACGACGAAGACGAAGTGTTTAAGTGCAAGTACTGTAACGACTGGAGTCGTCAGTGATTGATGTTGAAAAGGTTCTTCTTGGTTTAGACTTACAACTGTACGCACAGCGTGGGGTTGAGGTTAACGGCTTGTGCCCTATGCACAAGAAGCGCACAGGCAAAGAAGACCACTCACCTTCTTGGTGGATCAACTCGGAAAGCGGAGCACACATCTGCTTCTCTTGCGGTTACAAGGGAAACATCTTCACATTAGTTGCAGACATCAAGGGCATTTCTTACTTTGATGCACAAGATTATATTGGTGAGAGTGTTGAGGTCCCTCTCGATGCCTTGATGCGCCGCATTAAAGATCTGCCACAGTATGTACAGCCTGAAGAAACGATCGCTATGTCTGAGGCTAGACTTGCCGTGTACATAGACCCACCAGATATAGAGTTAAAGAAAAGATTTTTAACACGTGATGCTGTAAAGATTCATGGTGTTCTTTGGGATAAGAACAACAACGCCTGGATTCTTCCTATTAGAGATCCTGAAAACGGAACGCTATTAGGATGGCAAGAAAAAGGTGCTCGTGGTCGTTTCTTTCGTAATCAACCTGCTGGAGGTAAGAAGTCAAGAACAGTTTTTGGTGTACAAATACTTAGTTCTACAGAACCACTGATCGTTGTTGAGTCCCCATTAGATTCTGTGCGCCTTACAGGTTTAGGTCACAACTCTGTGTCAACCTTTGGTGCAATCATGAGTGAAGAACAGGCAAAGATTTTACGCCGTTCTCCAAAGATTATTGCTGCTTTTGATAACGACAAAGCAGGGCACACCGCTAACGAACAGATCCGAGTTCTAGCACGCAAGTATGGGATGGATCTGTATTACTTTAACTACAGTGGAATAGATGTCAAGGACGTGGGCGACATGACTGAGGCAGAGGTTGAGCGTGGGATAAGGACTGCAAAGACTTCCATTTTAGGGAAGGCTGCGTATTTGTGAGCAAGTCAATACGCCAACTAAAACCTGATTACACAGGGACAATGGATTACGCAGAGTTAGTGTGCCATGAATGTTTGCATTGTGAATCCACCCTATGGAATGTAAAGGTATCGTTTGAGGACTACGAGATATCTCAGTACCTACTAGATATGGAATGCGCTGTGTGCGGTTCATACGCTAAAGCCCCAACACCCTTGGACAGACCATGACTTTTAACGGAACTCTTAAACCATACCAAGTTGAGGCTGTAGACAAGATGGTTGTTCGTAAGAAAATGCTTGTTGCATACGAAATGGGATTAGGTAAAACCTGTATGACAATTGCAGCAATTGAAAAATTAAAAGAAGACGGCACCATAACAAAACCAGTTCTTGTCATTGGATTATCTAGCCTTAAGTATCAGTGGGAAAAAGAGATAAAGAAGTTTTCAGATTCTGGTACCTGTGTTATTGATGGTGCTAAGTCTGTACGTACAGTACGTTGGATGCGGGACATGGAGTGGGAAGACCACACAGACTACGTAATATGTAACTATGAAACAATCGTTGCTGACTGGGATCTAATTAAAGACTATGAGTGGGGCGCAGTTATCTGTGATGAAGCCACCGCTATTAAGGGGTTTCGTTCAAAGAGGTCTAAAGCAGTAAAAAAACTTGCATCTAAGATTCCTGTTAGGTTTGCATTAACTGGTACACCTATTGAAAACGGCAGGCCAGAAGAGGTCTATAGCATTATGCAGTTTGTTGATGACACTCTTCTGGGTCGCTTTGATCTATTCGATCAAACCTTTATTGTACGCAATCATTTTGGTGGAGTTCAGCGTTACCGCAATCTTCCTATCTTTCATGAGAAGATGAAGCAAGCATCTGTACGAAAAATTCAAACAGATGCGGATGTAGCGAGATCGGAAGAGCGTC